GGTGACGGCAAAATATATCGCCGTTCCGTCTGTAGACCTTGCAAAACCAACAATAAAGCCAAACAAATTTCTTCTTCTCCAGAAGCGTATTTAAAAACTTTATCTATACAGCTCCGTTCCAGCCGCCGTAAAGGAGACATCGCATTTGAAGTAACCGACGCAGAAATAATCTCTCTGTGGGCCAAACAGAATGGGCGCTGCGCTTTATCTGGCGTGCCTATGACCTACCAAAGAGGGCACAATGTTGGAAAAAAAGACTTCAACGCCTCAATAGACCGAATCAATCCGATGGCTGACTACACCATAGACAACATACAGTTAGTGACTACTCGGGTTAATCTTATGAAACATACGTTGGGGGAAGATATGCTTATGTGGTGGATACGGACTATATATGAACACATTTACCAATAGAAACAATAGTGGTATGGTGTAAATGCAGTAGTCGTTAATCTCCCTTAATTGACCCGCTTCGGCGGGTCTTTTTTGTTGTAGTATATAAGGAAAAATGTTGTATACTGCTTGAAATCCGGGGTCATCCCGTGTGCCTGACAGTCCCGGCTGACGACATGCAGACAGGCGCACCTAACTCGCATGTGAGGTCTTAAATGGCTAATACCACCTTCTCAGGCCCCGTTACGTCGACTAACGGATTCGTAGGCGCTGTAACCGCTACCACTGTAACCGCTACTGGCGCTGTAACTGCCACCAGCACTGCCAACGTAATCGTGATCCCTACGAGCGATCCGGGCGTGGCTGGCGCAATTTGGAACAACGGCGGCACTCTGTCTATCTCAGCAGGTTAATCCCTAGTTTCCTAGAGGAGGAACCGCTATGAGTAATAGCAATATTCAAGTTGTTACCAAGACGGCAGATGCTTCTGCTGTTGTGGGCAGAACACATCTGCTGGGTATTTACTATACCTGCACAGGAACTGGTTCATCTTTTGTTTTAAAGGACGGAACCACCACCAGCGGCGATGCTGTAGTTACTTTGTATACTCCAGCGGCAGCAGGACAATACGAATTGTATGTCCCTGATCGTGGTATCTTGTTTGAAACAGGCATTTTCATTGATGTCGCTGACGTAAACGTGACTAGTGTGACCCTGCTGTTTGAGGGTGGAGCGGTTGCCTAATGGCTAGTAAAGGCATGGGTATTAAGACCTCTGTCAAATCTGGCAATTTCAGGGCGACCAAGCAGGGGGCAGGTATGACCGAAAAAGGCGTCAAGGCCTATCGGAAAGCCAATCCCGGCAGTAAGCTCAAGACAGCGGTGACGGAAAAGAAGCCCTCTGAGGCACGAGCTAAACGCCGTAAGTCGTTTTGTGCTCGTTCCGAGGGGCAAATGAAGCAGTTTCCAGAAGCCGCTAAAGACCCAAACAGCAGATTACGGCAAGCGCGTAAGCGTTGGAGATGTAGATAATGGCTAAACAAGGCTTATACGCTAATATTCACGCCAAGCGTGCCAGAATCAAAGCAGGATCAAAGGAGCAGATGAGGAAGCCCGGTGAAAAGGGCGCCCCCACTGCAAAGGCATTTAAAAAGGCTGCAAAAACGGCTAAAAAGAAGAGGTGATATATGGCAGGTCGTGGAATGGGTGCCGCTACCAAAGGCGGTGGAGCAGTAGGATCGGGTCCCCGCAATCGCACAGAAAGCAAGCCATCCTCTAAAGTCAAGGTCATGATGGCCAAAGGTGGCTCAGTTAAAAAGAATATGGGCGGTGCTATGTGCAAGAGCTGCGGTGGCATGATGCACAAAGCTAAAGGCGGAATGACATGTAAGGCCTGTGGCTAATGGCGACTTCTGGAACAACAGATTTTAATCTTTCGATTGACGACCTCGTCGAGGAGGCGTTTGAGCGTTGTGGCATGCGGATGACCGCAGGCTATCAGCTCAATTCTGCCCGAAGGTCGTTGAACCTGTTGTTTTTAGATTGGGCCAACAGAGGCCTTAACCTGTGGACAATTGAGCAGGCTACGTATTCTCTGGCGCAAGGAAACACTTCCATCAATTTGCCAGCAGATACCGTGAATGTTTTATCGGCGGTCATACGCCAGACAATCAATGGTCAGCAACAAGACATCACAATAGATAGAGTAGGCCGAGAATCCTACCTTGATATGCCAGATAAATTGACGCAAGCCCGCCCGGCGCAGTTTTATGTTGAACGAACCAATATACCTAAGATTTATTTTTATCCAACGCCTGATACCACTTATACGCTTGTCTATTATCGAATTCGTCGGATGCAGGATGCTGGAAACTATACAAATACTTCGGACGTGAATTTTAGGTTTTTACCTTGTTTAGCTTCGGGTTTGGCATACATGATTTCCTTGAAATATGCGCCAGAAAGAACAGCAGCATTGAAGCAAATCTATGAAGAAGATTTTCAACGTGCAGCAATGGAGGACAGAGACACAGCCAGTAGCTACTTTGTCCCACAAATAGGTTATTGACATGCCCTTTGCTACAGGGAAATTTTCATACGGTCTGTGTGACTACTGTGGGCAGAGGTATCCATATCAGACATTGAGGAAGAATTGGAAAGGTTTCATGGTTTGTCCAGAAGACTATGAACCGAAAGAACCGCAGCTTGATCCATTGCATTATACAGGCGATTCGATTGCACTGCTCAATCCGCGCCCTGACAGGACCGAGCCCATGACTGTAAACGTAAACAATGCAGGTGGGGATACGCCATTTGTCACAGTCCCCGGTTCAATGCAACCTGCTCCAGAGGCTCTGGCGGTAGAAGGAGTCGGTGAAATAGGTAATGTAACGGTTGTTATAACATGACATATGACGAGTTAGTAACAAACATTAGAAATTACACTGAAGTGGACAGCAATGTATTCACTTCGAGTGTAATTAATACGTTCATTACGATGGCTGAGAACAAAATTCTTAGAGACATCGACTTAGATGTTTTCAAAAAAGAAGTATCGGGTTTAATGTCTACTGGGAATCGTTTTTTGGCAGCACCGAATGACTTGTTGACCCATAGATATATCATGGTTACCGACTCAAACGGCGATCAGGTATTCTTGGACTTTAGGGATACTTCTTTCATGAAGGAGTATTGGCCAGACAGCACGGTAACGGGTACACCTAAATATTATTCTGTTTGGGATGACAACACTTTTTATGTCGCGCCTACTCCAGATGACAACTACACTGTGCAGCTTGGTTACATATATCGGCCAAGCCAGCTCTCCAGTAGCAATCCAACAACGTGGGTAAGTAACAATGCCCCAGAGGCATTGTTGTATGCCTGCTTGATTCAGGCCTACAGTTACACAAAGGGGCCAGTAGATATGCTGCAGTATTTTGCACAAAGCTATCAGCAAGCCGTGCAGGGATTAGGGCTGGAGCAACAAGGTCGTCGAAGAAGAGACGAGTATCGAGATGGAATGATAAGGCTACCCATTCGATCAGAGTCGCCGGGACCATAAAATATGTTAGGCGTAGAAGCGCAAGCACAAGAAGGATTTAATTTTGTAGTTAAAACTACCAGCCACCGTGGGTTTACCCCAGAAGAGTTGGCTGAACGTGCGTTAGATAAGCTGCTTCATATAAGCAAAGACGCCGATGAACAGACTAGAGCGCAGGCTCTTGTGTTCAAAGAACAGATCAGACAAGTTTTGATATTTTACATGCACGAAGCAATCAAGTCCCACAAGACTACACTTTGTGCAGAACTTAAAAAGCAGGGCCACGCTGAGATGGCTAATATTGTAAGTAAGATATAGGAGAGGCCCCTCATGGCTATTTCACAAGCAATGTGTACGAGCTTCAAAACGGAGCTTCTTAACGGCATTCACGCTTTCGGGACAACCGTAGTCCGTGGTGCAACAACTGCTGATACATTTAAGATTGCTCTGTTTACCAGCTCTGCAACGCTGGGCGCGACAACAACCGCGTATAGCACAACCAACGAAGTATCAGGCACAGGCTATACCGCTGGTGGGAATACGCTCACTAACGTAGCGCCGACTAGCTCAGGCACCACTGCCTACACTGATTTTGCAGACACAACTTGGTCAACTGCGACTATTACTGCCAACGGTGCGTTGATTTACAACAGCACTCAGTCTAACAAGGCTGTTGCAGTATTGGCGTTTGGTGGTGACAAGACTTCCACCGCCGGTGACTTTACCATCATTTTCCCAACGGCAGATGCAACTAGCGCTATAATTCGTATCGCGTAATTTGTGTTTTTCATGGGAGACATAGCGCATGGTCAAGATGGTAAACCGCGCGAAGATGACCACCGCTACAACGGGGACAGGCACTATTACGCTTGGCTCCGCCGCAGCCGGTTATCAGACGTTTGCAGCAGCCGGGGTATCTAATGCCGATACCGTTCGATATACAATCGAAGATGGCACTGCATGGGAAATTGGTACTGGCACCTACACTGCCACAGGTACTACCCTTGCTCGCTCCCTAGAAAGTAGCTCGACAGGTTCCCTGCTCAACCTGTCGGGTAATGCGTTTGTCTTCTTAACCGCCGCCGCTGCTGACCTTCAAAGCGCTAGTACAAACACCGCCTCTACCCTTGTCGCTCGTGATGCTTCGGGTAACTTTAGTGCGGGCACTGTTACTGCGGCTTTGAGTGGCAACGCAACCACGGCCACCACTTTAGCAACCGGCAGGACAATCAGCTTAACTGGTGATGTTACTGGCACCTCTGGTAGTTTTGATGGCAGTGGTAACGTAAGCATTGCTGCGACCATAGCGGCTAACTCTGTAGCTTTGGGCACAGATACCACGGGCAACTATGTTGCCGCAGGCGCAACGTCAGGGAATGGTATTAGCGGCAGCGTCAGCTCAGAGGGCGGCACGTTCACCGTTACATCAAACGCTACCAACTTAAATACCGCTTCGACTATTGTTTTCCGTGATGCCAGTGGGAACTTTAGCGCAGGTACTATTACTGCTGCCTTGTCAGGTAATGCAACTACATCTTCATCTACAACAGGCAACGCCGCAACCGCAACTACCCTGCAAACCGCCCGAACAATCAACGGCGTGTCGTTCAACGGTAGTGCAAACATTGTTGTTGAGTCTTACATTGAAGACGACGAAGCAACTGCTGCTACTAGGTATATTACATTTGTAGACAATACCACTGCGGCATACAAACGCCTGAATGAAGATAGCTCGTTTACCTATAACCCAAGCACTAACACCGTAACTGCCGGTACTTTCTCAGGTGCATTGTCAGGTAATGCAACTACAGCTACAAACGTCAGCGGATATAGTGGTACATATTGGACATCTAATAACGACGGTTCAGGTTCTGGTCTTGATGCTGATTTGTTGGACGGGCAGGAAGGCTCTTATTACTACGCTGCGTCAAACCCAAACGGGTACACCACAAACACTGGAACAGTAACATCAATAGCAACCTCCGGTGCAATCACTGGTGGAACAATTACCACAACCGGAACCATAGCCCACAGCACCGCTGATGGCTATTTACACGTTCCTGCCACAGGCACAACCAACAACGGTAAGGTTCTTACCGCTGGCGCTACCGCCGGTTCGTTGTCTTGGCAGACACCTACCGTTGGCGACATTACTGCCGTCACCGCAGGAAGCTACCTAACTGGGGGTGGAACATCTGGGGATGTAACCCTAAATGTGGACGCAACAAGTGCAAACACAGCAAGCAAAGTAGTAGCTCGTGATGCAAGTGGTAACTTCTCTGCTGGCACAATAACGGCGGCTTTGAGTGGTAATGCAACTACATCTTCATCTACAACAGGCAACGCCGCAACCGCCACTACACTCCAGACCGCCCGCACAATCAATGGCGTGTCGTTCAACGGCAGTGCAAACATAACGGTTACGGCCAATACCACAAACACTCTTACTCGCGGCACCTATCTTACCGGTAGTAACTTTAACGGTAGCGCGGCAACAACATGGGCAGTAGACGCAACCTCTGCCAATACAGCAAGCAAGGTAGTAGCACGAGACGCTAGTGGCAACTTCAGTGCAGGCACTATTACTGCGAACCTAACAGGCACAGCATCTTCTGCTACTAATGCGGACACCGTTGACAGCCTACACGCATCTTCATTCCTGCGTAGCGATGCCAATACCTCCACCACTGGCTACTTACAGGCAGAGGGCTTTGTAAATTCCAGCACTGGCGCTTTGTCTATTATCAACCCACAAGGTGCAAGTTACGCCACTACCACAGCTACCGTAACTGGAGCAATTAAGATAACGCTTCCGCAATCGTGGACAAACACGATGATGCGGCTCACTATTAACATATACGAGTACGCAACAAACGAATCATTCACTGTAGTGACTGGCGGGTATACTACTCTCAGCACTACGTCTTGGGGCAATGCCTTTGCCTATATTCTTGGTTCGCCAAATGTAAACAGAAACTTTAACGTCAGATTAGGGCACGACGGAACATATTGTGCTATCTACATAGGCGAGACCAGTTCAACATGGTCATACCCGCAGGTTGCTGTTACTCAGTTCGCCGCAGGCTACCAGAACTATACTGCTGAACAGTGGAATGATGGGTGGGCTGTAGGTTTTGTCACAACACTTGGAACAATAACCGCAACTATCAGCAATAGTGAAATTGGTCGTTATCTTGACAACAATACCATCATCACTACTGCTGGCTCCTATCTGACAAAGAGCAACTACACTCTTGCGGTTGATGCAACTTCTGCAAATACAGCAAGCAAAGTAGTAGCTCGTGACGCTTCAGGTAATTTCAGTGCGGGTACTATTACTGCGGCATTATCCGGTAACGCTACAACCGCAACTACCCTACAAACGGCCAGAACTATTAACGGTGTTAGCTTCAACGGTAGTGCGAACATAAACATAGGAAGACTATACGCCGAAAGCGGAACAACAACTAATTATCTTGCTTTAAGTTCAACTAATGAATTGGAGTTATTTAATTCTAGTGGTTCTGTTATAGATTTATATTTGAATCATAGTGGAGGAGCTACCTCACTTAAAGGCCCAAGTGGTTCTACAATTTGGACATCTGGCAACGACGGTTCAGGCTCTGGTCTTGATGCTGATTTGTTGGACGGGCAGGAAGGTTCTTATTACCAACCAGCAGCTACCGCACTTGGTTATGTAGACGTTGCAACAGGCAGTTTCGGAACCATAAAAGTAGATGATGATCGTGGTGTAACGTATGCTGGTTATGCTATTCGGGGTGACTGGGTTTTCATGTCGAATAACGCAAGTACCGCCGGTATTTATAATGACACCGACAATGAATGGGCAATTACTTTTAGTCAGAATGGCAGTACAACTCTTTATTACGATGGCACTGCACAATTTAGCTCACAAAGCGGTTATGCGTTTGCTAATAACCAGATTCGCTCACCAATCTTCTACGACTCAGATAACACTGCTTATTATGTAGACCCTGCCAACGCTACAACATCAGGCAATGTTGCTGGAACAATCAATGCTGCCACGTTCAACGCCACGTCTACTACAAACGGCGGTTTCCAAGGCATTGACGCTGACACCGTATCAGCTCCTTCGTTTACTTGGTCAGGCGACTTAACCACAGGGATGTATAGATATGGCGCTAGTACGATAGGGTTTGCTGCCGGTGGTAATGACGAATTTAGGATATACACTTCCTATACCCTTTCGCCCGGTTCTTCTCGTGCACCAATATTTTACGACTCAAACAACACTTCCTTTTTTATAGACCCGGCTAGTAGCTCTACATCGGCCCTCTTTAATGGAACTGTGCGTTGTAAAAATTTTGACGAAGCTATTTATACTCTCAATGGTACTGCGTTAGACCCCGGTCTTGGGGGTATCCAATTCAAAACGCTTACTGCTAACACTACTTTTACAAATTCATTTGAAGTCGGTGAGTCAATGACTTTGCGACTCAATGGTGGTGCAACATATACGGTTACTTGGCCGACTATGACTTGGATTACTTCTGGCGGTAACGCAGCTCCAACATTGAACGGCACTGATGACGTTATTGTGCTTTGGCAGGAAACTTCAACCCTTTACGGTGCATATGTAGGTAACGGGGCTTAACAGGAGTAGGGGATGCTAGGTTTTGCACCATTAGCCACGCTACCCTTAGCTGACGATGGGGTTAGCGTCTCCGTAAGTGTCTCCGGTGTGGTCGGAACCACGGCGCTCGGCACGGCTACAGTAACCACCGATCAGCACATTAGTGTAACCGGTGTAGTCGGAACCACCGGTCTCGGCACGGTAACCCTCAATACCGATCAAAACATTAATGTAACCGGCGTAGTCGGAACTACCGCTCTTGGTACAGCTACTATAACGGCAGACGCTAACGCCTCTGTAACCGGGGTCATCGGAACCACCGGTCTTGGCACTGTAGATGTCAAGATTATCTTCAATATCGAAGTTACGGGTGTTGAAGCTACCGGGGAAACCGGCAATGTATATGTAACAGGTATATCCAACGTCTATCCGACAGGCGTTGCCGGGACCACCGCACTAGGTACGGCCACAGTACAAGCTAATGCTGACGTAGACGCCACGGGCGTATCAGCCACAGGTGCAGTCGGAAGTGTTACGGTACAGGCCAACGCGGATGTAAGCCCCACAGGGGTAGAAGCCACCGGTCAGACAGGCTCTGTAGAGGTCAATACAGACCAAGTTATCAGCGTTACCGGCGTTTCAGCCACCGGCGCTGTAGGG